TCTGTTGCGTCACCAAAATATAATCTGGAGTTCCCAGCGTCTGGACCGTGTATAGTTACACTTGTTGTTGCGGAAACTGTACCTAATGAAATAGCACCACCAGCCTTGAGCCTTAAAACTTCACTCTGAGATGCATTCCCGTCGGTAGTATAAAATACCATATCAGCACCGTTTTCACTGGCTGACCATGTGGCATCTGTTATTGCCTCAATCCTTGCACCTACTGTAATAGTATTACTGGTATCTTCTGCACCAGCAAACTCAAGTACACCAAGACGATGACCACTTGCCATTACAGCACCATCATTTGATTGTAATCTTAATGAGCCGCCTTCTGTTGCAGAACTTGCTGTGTTATCATTTATAGTCACATTTCCAGCCGAACTAATTGACATATCAACTGTTGCTCCTGTGCCAGCCCATTCCGTTCCAAAACTCATAGCATCAGTACTATGGTCATAGTAAATAATGCCTCTATAGGTATTTGAACCAGTCCCATCACCAAATGCCAGATAACCAGATAAATTATTATCTGTAATAATACTAATTCCAGCGTTTCCACCAGTTTCATAGACAACAAGATTGTTCATTGAAGCGTTATAATCACCCGGAGCCGCAGTTCCTATCCCCACCAGATTATTTGACGCATCTATTGAAAGAGTATTAGAATCAAAGTTCAGAGCATCTACTGCCGCATTAAGCGTTATGTCTTTTGTAGCATCAGATAAATCAATTACATCAGCAGTTATATTTAATGCTGTCCCTGCCGCTATTGTTAAATCAGTTCCATCTGAAGATATGCTTTCCCCGCCTCTGTCATAAAAATACAAAGTATCTACTACTCGCACATCACCGTCTAATACATCTAAAGCTGTTGCCCCATTTGTTCCAGTAATCTGTAAAACTTCTTCTGATGCATCCCAAGTAAGATTATCTCCAGCAGTACCAGAATAGAAGATAACATCAATTCCTGCACCATCTACTCCAGCAGTTATCTCAGAATTGGTAGTGTCTACTGTGAATACATCACCGCCGTCTGAGTTCTTTCTTACTAAAAATGCTTCTGCATTAGAAACATCTATTACCTGAGTACCTTCTAATATTTCATCAAAAGCTAAGCTTCCGCCTCCAGATACAGTTAAATCACCGCTAACCGTAAGGTTAGTCTCAATAGTTAAATCACCTGTTATTGTTCCACCAGACGCAATGTGTTCGTCTGTTGTTGTAATGAATCCCATGTCAGACTCCTAAGCTAGTACGTAACGGATAGTACAATCTGAACTACCCTTACGTTCCCATTGAAGATGTATTGATTCCCCTAATCCTTGGGGTATCCTCAGTGAGTATATAGTATCTCCACCTTTTAAATATAAATCATTGGATGTACTTAAAGCATCCGTTGAAGAAGTTTTGAAAGTGAAATAAAAATCATTGTCAGACTGCATATGTATCATATGACTACTACTTACATCTACAGTTGATGCTGATGAACCTACCGTAGCTACTGACTGTACTTGCCAATCAGCGGCAGACTCCACATTAAGTGATTCGTGAGCTCTGTGCTTCCCTAAATTTGCCATTCTATTCTCCTATTATTATAACTCAGCTTGGGGGGCGAGAATGTTCCCTATCTGAGTTCTACAATAAACTAACTGGTTTTAAAACCCTAGCGCCGCCAGTCTTGTCTCTTTTTCTCATGCCGTATCTAACTACAGCTTCATCAAAGTTTGCTTTATGGGCTGACGACATTTGAGCTGATAGTGCCGCTATATTTGGTTCAGCGGAAACTCCAGCCTTATCCATATACAAACATTTCTTTACATAGTCTACAAGCGCTAAATGCAGACTATTATCTAAATCTATTGAACTCGTAATACTACTTAACGAGTTTGGTTCTCCATAATAATGGATTAATATTCCATCAGTAACAGCTTCATCAATGGCTTGCCATTTCTTTCTTGTTGTAGTTCTTGTATCACCATCACTATCAACATCAGTAAGTAGCGCAAGGTTACTGCCCTGCACAAACCATCTTGAGCTATTCTCTGGATATTTTATATTACTTGCCATTAGTCAGGCGAATTTAACGCTGATTCGCTAGTAACATCCATAAGCAAGATATTTTTATCCAGCAATCTTGGTATCTGTATGTAGTCTCCTTCATTATCCATAAGGTCTACACGAAATATCTTATTAGCTTCCAATGCATTGCTACTTGAATCAGTAGCTCCATCACCTATGGGATACCACATCTTATCAGCTACTGTAGTAATCTTAGCCTGAACTACCTTGTTATTATACATACCCATATGTACCAAGGCATCATTTATAAGATTCAATACATAAGTCTCAGGTGCATCTGGAAAGACCAAACGCACCCGACTTAGAATTTCTTTTACAGATATACTATGTACTGCCATTATTTATGACACATTATCTAGTATTGCTGCTACTTGAACTAATACATCTCCCGGTGAACTCGGTGAAGCAGGTGCTCCATCTGTTACTGTAACTGAAATTGCACCTATAGTAGCTAATGTACAAGCTGCAGTTTTAAAACAAAAAAATTCTCCTGAATCTATAAAAAATCCCTCTACTTCTCCATAAGCAGCATTCCCAGCTGCGGCTAATGAAATAACTATACCTGAATCTGTAGCTGTACTACCATCCGTTGTTCCTGTATGTTTTATACCCATCCATCTAACTATATCTGCTGAATCTGCAATTTTTTCAGTTCCTTCATCTGCTCTTATATATCTTTCAGCATACTGCCTTCCATCAGCTATTAATGCAACTGATGCTGCATCTATTATAGTTTCAACATATATCCATTGGTCTCCTGTATTTGCTGGTTCATAACTTAAGGTACCACCCATAGTTTTTTTCGCAAAATCTGACATTACAGAAGCTGATATATTTCCTGTTGCTTTATCTGCCATAATTAACTCCTATCGTTCATTAAAATTTGTATTCCTTTGTCATAGTCAGCCTGCAATTTTGCCTGCTGTTTCTCTAACCATCCATAATGAGCTGTATCTACAGCAAGTCTCATCTGGACTTCATTGGCATATCCTTGAGATATACCAATCTTTGATTGTATTTCTGAAGCATACGACTGAGCTGAACTTACATAAGCTTGTGCTGATTGTAAATACCCATTAGCCGTACCTAAAAATCCTTGTGCTATTTTACCATATCCATCTGCAACTCTCGAATATCCACCACCATTTGCTATATATCCTTGAGCTACTCCTACCTGAGCCTGTACTTGAGCTACCCTAGCAGACACCTCATTAACATACGACTGTACCTCACTAGCACTACCTGCTGCTTCTGCTAAAAATCCATTACCATTAGCCAATCGTGTCTGTGCTGTTTGTCCGAATACAGCAGCATACTTTAATCTGGAATCTACTTCTAAACTATAACTCTGTGCTGATTGTATATAAGCACTAACAGTAGCTACATATCCCTGAGCTAATGCTATATCCTGAGATACCTCAGATAAATAGGCACTAGCAGTATTTATATATGCCTGTACAGCTTGTGACTTTGCCCCTGTGAATGATGACCTTGCATTAACCTCAGCTGCATATCCTTGCGCTTGAGCTACATATGCTTGAGCCTCTGCAAGATAGGCATTGCCTTGACCTACTATTGATTGAGCTTCTTGAAAATAAACTCCACCAGCCGCTAATCTGGATTGAGATTCTTGTCTTTTTGATTCTGCCTGTTGTAATCTAACATTGATTTCAGCAACATATCCATTTGCTATACCAACTTTAGACTGAACTTCATTTCCAAATCCCTGTGCTGTAGCTACATAACTTTGAGCTGTACTAATATGACCCTGAATAGCCTGTGATTTAGCTCCACTAAAACCAACTCTAGCATTTACCTCAGCCGCATATCCTTGAGCCTGTGCTATAACAGATTGAGCTTGTTGTAAAAATGCATTACCAGCATTTGTACGAGATTCAGCTTCTTGATAATAAGACTGCTGTAATTTAACACTTGAGTCAAACTCTTTTAATTTCTGGTCTAAATTTTGTTGATACTCTTGAACTTCTTTATTTATCTGAGCCTGATATGACTGTAATTCACTAGAATACTTCTGAATCTTAGACCCATATTCAGATGAGTCTTTAGTTTGCTGATTCTGAGCCTCCTGAACCTTCTCCTGTAACTCATTTTGAAATACAGTCTGCTCTCTATTAAACTCATTCAATTCATCTTGAATATCAGCAGAGTATTTTTGTATATCTGTTTGACGTTGCTGATACCAGACCTGTAAGTCTCCTTCGAGATTTAACTGATACTCTTGAACATCTTTATTAGTTTGATTTTGATATGATTGAAGTTCTGCTGAATACTTCTGAATCTTACTATTATTATCAGCTATTAAATCTTCTATCTGTTTAGCTGCATTAGCTAAGGCTAAAGCTTGGTCTTGGGCCTTATTAAATTTATCCATCTCGGTAGATTGCTGAGCTTCTTGTCTATATTCTTGTGCTAAATTATTAGCATTAGCAACAGCTACCTGTAAATCAGCATTATTTTTATCAACAGCTTCTTGTAATTCTACCTGATACCTTGCATTTTCTTTATTGAACTCATTTAATTCATTCTGTATATCTAACTGGAATTGCTGAAGACTATCTGACTCTGTTTTCTGCCAAGCTTGTAAAGATGTATTTAACTCAAGTTGATATTGAGATAATTTCTGCTGGTACTGTTGTACTTCCTTAGCAACATCAGCCTGATATTTAGCAACTTCAGCACTATATTTTTGAAGTGATTCAGAATATTGCTGCTGTTCTTTCTGTAATTTCAATGCGGCTTCTTGTTGAGCATCCTGAGCATCAAGTTGAGCTTGAGTTTGTTTTGTTTGTGAACTTATCTGAGCCTGTTGTGTAACTTTATCTTTATTTATCTGAGCTTGTTGAATACCTTCTTGTAACTTAACCTGATAAGAAGCATTCTCTTTATTAAATTCATTTAATTCATTCTGTATATCAAATTGATATTGTTGCATCGTATCAGATTCAGTTTTTGACCACGATTGTTGAACTAAATTTATTTCTAATTGGTAACGTGAAAGTTTCTGAGTGTATTCTTGAACTTCCTTACCAATTTGAGATTGATAAGATTGCAATTCATTTGAATACTTCTGTAATTTACTATTATTATCAGCAATGAGGTCTTCCATTTGTTTAGCGGCATTTGCCATATTCAATGCTTGGTCCTGAGCTTTATTAAACTTATTCATATCAGTAATCTGTTGAGCTTCTTGTCTATGTTCCTGAGCCTGATTATTTGCATTTGCAATAGCAACCTGCAAATCTGCATTATTCTTATCAACGGCTTCTTTAAACTCAATTTGATATAGTGCATTTTCCTTATTAAACTCATTTAGTTCATTTTGAATATCCAACTGATATTGTTGAAAACTGTCTGATTCAGTTTTAGCCCATGCTTGATATGATGTATTTAGTTCAAGACTATAATGAGCTAATTTTTGTTGATATTCCTGAACTTCTTTAGCTACATCAGCTTGATATTTACCAAGTTCAGATTGATATTTTTGTATTGATTGAGCATTACTATCAAATATAACTTTCATATCATTTATAGCATTCTGGAAATGTCTTTGTTGACTTCTATCTTCATTCCCAATAGCAACTTGTAAACTAGCTTGACCCTGAGTAATGGCTATTTGATTAGCAGCTTGTAATTCTTGTATTGATTCTTGAATATTTGCCTGATATGCAATATTCTCCTTATTAAATTCATTCTGCTCATTCTGAATATTTGCATTATATTCAGTTATTTGAGTCTGTATTTCTTGTATTTTAACAGAAGCTAATTCAACATCTTCATTTGTATCTAAATGTGTATTTACCTGAGCAAAATCAGGAGACACAGATGGTTTTGTATATGTTGGAGGTGTATTAGCCCCGTAAACACCTCCTGCACTAACGGTTGCAGCTGTAAATGTAGGAGCTAAAGCATCTACATCACTATCAAGACTAGCAAATGTAATCGAAGTTAATGATGGAGATGATGGAACAACTGCTGTAATTGTAAAAACCCCGGGGTCAGTTTCACTTAAACCACTTGTATAACTACTAAGAGCAACCCTACTTGTTAAAGATGGTTTTGAATAAGAGGGAGCATTACCGCTAACATTAATTATACTTGGAGCAGATGCAGTTGCTGCAGTAACAGCGCTCACACTTGCATCAGCATTTGTAGCATCAGTATATGATACTATATTAATAGCTGGAGCAACTGGAACTAATGTTGATATAGAAAAAGCAGCCGGGTCATTATCTCCAAAAGGATTCGCATTTGATGTATCTGCATAAAAAGCTTTAAATGCAACTCTAGTAGTAATAGTTGGCTTTGTATAAGTAGGAGCAGTTCCCAAATTTAAAACTGTCGGCATAGTACCAACAGTTGTATCACTTACGGTTATAGCCTGAATTTCTGGTGTAGTAAAACTTGGTGCTGATGGAGGAGATGGAGAAACCGCTGAAATATTAAATACTCCCGGGTCTGTCTCACTCAATCCGCTCGTATAACTACTAAGAGCAACCCTAGTTGTTAAAGACGGCTTTGAATAAGTTGGGGCATTTCCACTAACATCAATTATACTTGGGGCCGATGCATTCGCTGTAGTAACAGCAGCTGCACTAGCATCATTATTAGTGGCGTCTGAGTAAGATACTGTGCTTAAAGATGGGGACACAGGAAGAACAGCATTAATATTCAAATCTGATATCGTAGGAGCTGTACCAAGAGTTAATGATGTTTTAGAATAAGATGGAGCTGATGCACTTATAGATATAGCACCAGCATCAAAACTTGGTGCCGATGGAGAAACTGGAAGCACAGCATTAATATTCAAATCACTCACACTAATAATAGATGGTGCCGCTGTCCTAGCCAATGATATAGGAGATGTAGCAGTAGCACTTACCTCAACAGCCACCTCATCAAACTCATCATTTGCCAGTAAAATTATCTCATCAACCTTACCTAATTCTGTTACCATTGCGTCACACGCAGTTTCAAAATTACTTGCATTATCTGTATTTGAAGCCAACTCTGCCGCTTCTGCTTTAGCAAGAACAATCTCTGCCTTTGCAAGAACTAAATCAGCATCTATCTTATCACATACAGCTTGGGTTTCATCTAACTCTGTTATTATCTTAGCTGCCGCTGTATTAACAGCTCCCTCTGTATCTGTTTCACCTAAATCTAATAATGCAGTAGATTTATCAAGTTCAGCACTTCCCTCGACAATTACATTATCAACCTTATCAAACTCGGTACTAGCTTCTACAATTATATTATCAACCTTATCCAACTCTGTTTTAATAGCATCACAGGCTGTTTCAAAATCTCCACTATTATCTGTCTGTGTAGCTATTTCTGCAGCCTCTGTTTTTGCTATATCTATCTCAGACTTAGCTGTAGCTATTCTTGTATTTGCATTGCCCAATGCAGTTCTAGCGTCCCCAATTCCACTTACAGCGTTATCTGATTGTGTATTAATCAAATCCAAAGCTGTATCAATCTTACCATCATCAGCTTCTCCCTCGGCTTGGGCTGATTCAAGAACCGCTGCATCAAACTGTCCATTAGCTAATTCAACCGCAGTATTGATTCTACCAGCTGCTGTAGTGATAGCCGCTGTTGCTGTATCTATACCAGAATCTACAAGAGTTGCAGCTTCTCCTAATTCTGTTAAGGCTTTATCAAGTTCAGCATTATCCAGACCAATTTCAGTTGCCATTTTATCTACTTCAGCATTTGCTAAAATTATTTCAGTTCTAGCATCCCCCACTCCAGCGGTAATACCAGCAGCCTGTGCATGTATATCATTAGCTATAGTTAAAGTATCATCAAGTTCAGTATTAATAGCTGTAAGAGCTGTAGTAATATCTGAATTAGATGATTTATCACCTAAAACATTCTGTAATGATTTAACAGAAGCATATAATGGAATTAAGTATTCAGCTTCATCTGGGAATCTAGCAACAGCAGAGTCGCCATATGCAACAGATGGATATTGAACTTCTGAATACACAGAAGACCCACTACTGGGAGCAATATCTATCGTATTATTTTTAACATAATATATAGGGTCTGTAGTTGTAGCCGCAGTCATATCACTCGAATCTAAGGCTCTGCCTACCATACGGGATGGTATAAACCTACAAGGCTGTGCTATTGTACCATCACTTCTGGTCGCATACATCACCTTGCCAGTATTTAATGTCTGTGGAGTCCCTGATGTAAAACTTTGTTCACTTGTACATAACTCTAATAAATCATCTGGTAAGATATTTATAACTTCTTTTGCTCCATCTGTCAAGAACTGCGTCAACTCTGTCTGAGTCGGAGCACTGCTCCCATCTATGGAAAGGCTAGTTAATCCTTCTACTTGTGCTTCAAAAGTTGCCATTTATTATTTCTACTTTTTACGTCTGCGTTTTCTTGCTCTCTTCGCAGCCGCTCTACCTTTTTTTGTATAGGGATAATGTTTTACCTTACCAGATTTAGTTTTTTCTGTTGGCATATCTACTCCTATTCATATCTTTAACACTTTCATCAACTGACATATTGGTAAACTCGATGTCTGTTCTTTTACCAATCTCACTCATCATATACAAATTGGTGGTATACTTTGTAGAAGACGATTTCTTACCGCACTTCTTACAGTAAAACCAATTATCCTTATTAGGACTTTCGCAATGTATACATTTTTTCATAATTCTTTGGATTTCGGGGGCCGTCCTTTATACGACAACCCCCACAGTTCCATACTGTTATCCTTATTAATTCGGATTATGATGTAGTTACGGCTCCATCTTTACCAGACTGACCAGTTAAGTACCAATGTCCACCAAAAGATGAAAATTCTAAATAATCACCTTTAAGTGCTGATGTTCCCCAAATTACATTGGAAACACCAGTTGCTCCATCAGCGCTTGAACCGGGGCCGTCGTCTCCAGTATCAACTTCAGTTTCGTTGACTTTACCAAAGACAATAGCACTACCAGCAGCAAATGTAACTGCCCCTGTAGGTGTATTCTCATTGACCCAGAATTTATAATTAATTCCGTCTTCAATGTCTGCACCTGTTGGGAAAGTTACTGAATAAGCCCCACCTGAAGACTCAACATAAAACACTTTATGACTATCTTTCTCAGTCAATGTAATTGCTGCAGAAAGAAGCTTTGTCTTATCCTTGAGACTATAAGTGGATGAACTATTTTCATTTAAATAATCAGCTCTCATGTTATACTCCTTCTAAATTAAACAGTGCATGAGTTTCAGGTAAACTTACTTCCAGACCTGCTTCTGTAAGAATCATGTCTTTCCGCAAGTCTTCATCATCTGACTGCACGTTTGTAATTATATGAGTATCACGGTTAATACCGTTTCCAACAAGAGGACGGTATGATACGTGGTCTAAATCAATCATACACATAAAGCCTGAAGCTAATCCCCTAAACAATGGTTCTTTCACGAGTGTGATGTCACCATGAATGGTATCAACTTTAGTAACCCTATGACCGAATGAGCCAGTAGCTCTTTCAATCATATACTGGGCTTGTGTGCTTGCTGTGGATGTGTCAATAAAACCGCCATCACCAATCTTATTAAATTGAGTAATAACCGGAAGAGAACACAGAGCTAGCTTTGAAGATGTTCCGCCCCTTGCCGGGTCGAAAATCACTTCAAGGTCTGAAAGAATATCATCATAAGTCCATTCAGCAGTAGTTACAGACTTAAAATAAGCTTCGCCTTCATTGTACGAAACTTGTCCACCACCTGCGACTACATTTGACTGACTATTTTTCATGATTTGACCTGTAATGCCTTCAGAATACTGAATGCCCTGTACAGATGCTCTTTGACCGAAAAGCATTGCTCTCTCGATGTCTACCTTATGTTCCCTAAGTTTGAGATTCCATATCCGTTGCCATTCATCAGCGTATCCACGATAACGAGTAGCTCTCGCTGTATTGGTTAATTCACAAGCTGTTTTAAAGATTTGGGTATAACCATAATCATTATCCAGTTCTTGCGACCATACATCAGGAGAACCTGAGCCTTCTTCAAAAGAAGTACCAATTACCATACACTTCGTATTATCATCAACAGCAAGTTCTGCCGTAGAGGCACCTGCTTTAGAAATAGTACGACACGTCGCTGTAGTATAAGCTCCGCTATCAGTAAGTGATTCAACACGAACTACGTTATGTGCTGGTTGGTTTGTACTGTCATCGTCTTCACCAATCAATACGACCATACCTTTAATAAGCCAGTCAACACTTGCTCCACCAGTAGTATCGAAAGTAACAGTAGTGGTACTTCCGGCTGCTGATAATGTAACTGCCGCCTGTATTAAAAAGGAACGGTCTGTAATAGCGATTTTGTTACGGTCTTCAAGGAATCTAAACTGAGGGTCATCGGTAGGCACTTTAGCGACCTTCGACAGATATACAAAGAACGGAGATTCGTCTGGAGCTAAATCAGCGACTCTGTCGCTAAAATTATATAGTCTCCTAGAATGAACCGTACTGTCAATAACTGCACCGGGGTCACTATGTTTTAGCTGACCGCTATTATACGTTGCCATCTATGACTCCTATTAGTTTATCTTAAAGTACATTGCTCCTTCCGCTTGCCGACATAACTTGTTCCCAAACCTTATCAATATCTGATTTTTGTTCTGGTTCAGAACCCTGTAATACTCCGGCACTGCGGGGAGCCTCTTTTGCGGCTTTCACCGCATCTAATGATTCAGTAGCCTCACTTCTTTGAACTGGTAAAATGCTTTGTTCAGTTTCATTTTTCCATACATTTAGTAACGTATCCAAACTTAAATTGCTTGATGGATTCGTTGACCACTGCATGAAATCCTGAACTTCATTTTCAGTCAAATTATGAACACTACGTAAATCATTAACTGTATTATTAATCAACATCTGCTCACTCATTTCAGCTTTCTGTTGACTCATAGCCTGATTGACAGTTTCCTGTTCGTTTTGTTTACGAAACTTGTAACTGGCAGATTCAGGCTTATAATACGCATCCCAAGGATTAAATTCATCCTCGGGTAACGCAGGCTCCTTAGACGGGACAGTGGATTGATTCTGATTTTTAGCAAATTCCTGTACCAAGTATTCCATGTCTTTACGCATCTTTTTATTTTCAGATGAACTTTTATCATTCATGGATTGGAACTTCTTAGCTTCGGATTCCCAATCTACTTGATATGTATTGCTATTTGAGTTATCAGCAGCAGCGACATTACTACGGTCTACATAGTCCGAGTCATATCCCTGCACTTCATTAAATCCAGCATCTTCTACTGCTTGGTCCTGCTGTTGTGTTGTTTCGGCTTCATTCATTTTATTGTCTCCCTGCGATGTCTCTAAACTTAAGGAACAGAACCAAGACCAACTTCAAATTCTTCCATCGCTGGTCTTAATTTTTCCATTTCGAGCTTCACCGCGTTATCAAGCTTATTAGCTTGCACTTTTCTATCAGCCTTGGCACCAGACTGTACTTCAGAAAGCCGTGATTTAAATTTCTCAACTTCAACCCGCTTCCTGTCACTTACAGACTCTCTCTGTGCCGTTTGCAGGTCGCCCTGCAATTCTTTATTTTGTTGTGTAAGTTGCTCAACTTGTTGTTGCAACTGCTGTATCTCGCCCATTCTCTTAATTAATCCTTCTTTATCAAAAAGTTCCGGGTTCTTCTTAATTACTTCTACCCTGTCAACAAGCCCAAGCTGGAAAGCTTCAAGATAAACCTGAAACTCAGCCCATTTACTTGTTGGTAGAGTTGAACCCGCTTCAATACTAATATCATGCTGACCAATAGAATGCCTCTCTTTTTGAATATCAAATATAGTTTCTGTATAGTCATCATAATAATTAGCCATAACTTCACTAACATTATTATCAGCCTGAGCAAGACGAAACATCTTCTTAAATGTATAATGTCCCTTGGACATCCCATATATTACCTGACCAAGCCTACGAAGACTAAACTCAATATCCCGCAACTTAGATTTTGGCCTTTCAGCCCCCTGAGCAAGCATTCTCTCTGTACCTTTAAAAGTATCGGGAGCTTTCTCAGAAAACCCATGCATCAACTCCGGCAACCCAAATGTGAAATCAATATAAAATTCACATGACTGAATCAATCTATAAAATTCACCAGACAACGGCGTAGGAGCCGGGAAATGTGGCTCACCCTGAGATGTATCAACTTCTATAACAGCATTGGGATTAGCCCAATCCATCTCTAACTGACTTATATCATCAACACTGCCAAGAGGAACTAATAATTTCAGGCCCGCTGAAGCCTGAGCATGTGAGAGCGCCAAAGACCATAATTTATTTAATAGTCTTTGCATGGGGCGCGACCTCGATATATCAGACCTCGGGTAAGGAGTACCTGTATATATGTTAGGTAACGGTACAATGGGATATATATTAGTATTAAGAACTGACTCATATAGAACCACTTCTCCAACCGACGCAACTACCGCTACACGGGCCTGTAAAACTTCTTCAAATTGAATCAATCCCCGTTCAAATACACCGGGGTTCTCTTTAAGAAACTTCTGAAATTCTTCTTCGTTAAGAATCATCTCTTCATCATTCTTAACATCTACCACTCGATAGAATGGTACTTTTATCTTAAAAAATCTTTCTAATACCTGATATTTCTGCTGATGTGAAATTTCCAGATTTTCAGCCTCGGCAGGTGTCCAAGTAGCCTGTTGGTTGCTATTATTAGCTGATGGAAAATCTTCTTCATTGTAAGCTGAAATATGCTCTATAAGACCATCTTCCATTTCTCCCGTTTCAGGATTAATCTGTGGCCCAAGTTCAGGATATACATTTAAAATCTGTTCACCAGTAAGTATAGTTGATAAAATAATATTATCAGCATCATTAAAATATCTATCCCGGGCAGAAGACGGTACATAAACACGAAAAGGATTAACATTTGTAAATTTAACCTCTCCTTTGCCAAAATCAGCTTCTGTATCAATATACACATATAAATAACCTAGTCCAGTTGTACTATGGTCATGAATAGCTTGCTTTAGTTGAGCATTGCCGTCTGATATCTCCCACACATAACTCATTACGATACGCCAAAGTTTTGCTACTTTTGCATCTGAATCTTCTCTTGGTATAGCTGTAAAGGCAGGAGACTTTGATGTAAGCATTGCTTTAAGCTTTTCAATAGCAGGGCCAATCCTATCCATTGGTACTGCAGCTTGATTGCGATTTTCTAAATCATTAACCTCATCATTGGAAAAATGATTCCCATAAAAGAAATCAATATCATTACGTGCTTCAGTATCCCAATCAGCACGGGCATCACGATAACGTTGAAACAGTTCGCGGGTAAGTTTAGCTCTAGGGTCTTCTGGTATTTGCATTGATACTTTTAAAGTTAAGAACCAAAAATTCTATATGTCAATACTAAATAGCAACTTTTTATGAAATTCTTGCGCCGGTGAACCAGTTGTACTTTTTACGCATTTCTGTCCTTTTTG